GCGCCCGGCCTACAAGCGCCCGGAGCGCCCGCGCGGCCAGGCCGCCAAGAGCGCGGTGCGCCAGTGGCTGAACGGCCGCGGCATCACCGACGCGACGATCGAGGACTTCAAGATCGCCGAGCAGCAGCGCGACAGCAAGAACATCGCGGTGCTGCCGTACCTGCGCGATGGCGAGCTGGTCAACGTCAAGTACCGCGACATCGCCGACAAGAAGGGCATGCGCCAGGAAGCCGGCGCGGAGCCTTGCCTGTTCGGCTGGCACCTCATCAAGCCGCGCGACCGCAGCGTGGCCATCACCGAAGGCGAGATCGACGCCATGACGCTGCACCAGTGCGGCATCCCGGCTCTGTCGGTAAACGCGGGCGCCGGCAATCACCAGTGGATCGAAAACGACTGGGATCGGCTTGATCGCTTCTCCGAGATCTTCGTGTGCTTCGACGACGACGAAGCCGGCCAGAAGGGCGCGCGCGAGGTCATGCAGCGCCTGGGCCAGGACAGGTGCAAGCCGGTCAAGTTCCCGGCCAAGGACGCGAACCAGTGGCTGCAGGACGGCGCCAGCGGCGAAGACTTCCTCGCGGTGCTGAAGGGCGCGAAGACCATCGACCCTGACGAGCTGGTGAGCGTTGCCGACTTCTTCGGCCAGGTGAAGGCGCTGCTGTACCCGACGGCGGGTCAGGAGCCGATGCCGCGCCTGATGCTGGGCGACAAGTACGAGGACTGCTTCGAGTTCCGGCCCTGCGAGGTCAGCGTCTGGACGGGCATCAACGGCCACGGCAAGAGCCTGATGCTGAATCAGGTGCTGGTCGGGCTGCTGAATCAGGGCGAGCGCGCGTGCGTCTTCAGCGGCGAAATGCCGCCCGCCGTGCAGGCCAAGCGCCTGGTGCGCCAGCTGACCGGCAGCAGCCGCCCGACGCCGGCCTACATCGACGCGTCAGCCGAGTGGGTGCGCGACCGCATGTGGCTGTTCAACGTGGTCGGATCGGCGAGCATCGCCCGCCTGGTCGAGGTGTTCCGCTACGGCGCCAAGCGCTACGGGATCACGCACTTCGTCATCGACAGCCTGATGATGACCGACGTGCCCGAGGACGGCCCCGGCGCGTTGAGCAAGCAGAAGGAAGCCATCCAGGCACTGAGCGCCTTCGCCAAGGGCTTTAAGGCCCACGTGCACCTGGTGGCGCACCCGCGCAAGGCCCGAGACGAGAGCGCCGCGCCTGGGAAGCTGGACGTGGGCGGCAGCGGCAAGATCACCGACGCCGCTGACAACGTGTTCAGCGTGTGGTCCGCCCGCAAGGAAGACTCCGACGAGGACGACGGCAAGCCCGACGCCCTGCTCGAGCTGCACAAGCAGCGCAACGGCGAAGTCCAGCACCGCAAGTTCTGGATGTGGTTCAACAAGGGCGCGCAGCAGTACTGCAGCGGCCCGCAGCGCCGGCCGGTGTCGTTCGTGCCGTTCGACGGCCAAGGGGTCGCGGCATGAGGGAGTACGCGAAGGTCGCGCCGACGTTCTGGACCGGCGCCACGGGCAAGGAGCTGCGCCGAAGGGGCTCCGAAGCGGTCGTCGTGGCGCTGTACCTGATGAGCTCGCCGCACTCGAACATGCTCGGCCTGTACTACCAGCCCGCGCTGTACATGGCGCACGAAACCGGGCTTGGCATCGAAGGGGCATCGAAGGGGCTTCAGCACTGCATCGAAGCCCGTTTCTGCAGCTTCGATCCCGATACCGAAATGGTCTGGGTGCCTGAAATGGCTTCGTACCAGATCGGCGACGAGCTTGTCTCGGGCGACAAGCGCTGCAAGGGCATCCAGAAGGACTATGAGGCGCTGCCGAAGAACCCGTTTTTGGCGGCGTTCTTTGAGCGCTACGGCAAGGCTTTTCACCTGACCCGTCTGCACCCCGCAGCGGTAGCGGATGGCGGGAAAAAACCAAGCCCCTTCGATGCCCCATCGAAGCCAGGAGCAGGAGCAGGAGCAGGAGCAGGAGATTCCGTTCCTGACGGAACGGGCGCCGCAGCGCCGAAGCCTCCGGCGAACGACTTGCCGGACCCCGCGCCGCTGACCGACCGCGACCGGATGTGGCTGCTCGGCCCGCCGCTGCTCGGCGACAGCGCGACCACCCGGAGCCTGCTGGGCAAGCTGGCGAAGACCTACGGCGACGACGTGCTCGCCGCGGTGCTGGCCGAGGCTACGGCCAACGTGCCGATCGAGCCGAAGGCCTGGGTCACGGCGGCATGCGCCACCCGGGCCAAGGCCAAACCGAAGGTCAATGGCCACCCCTACGAGCCCGCCGACCTGCTGGCCGACCCGACGCCGGAGTGGGCAACCCGTGCCGGCTTCGCCGACCGTTTCCAGGCCGAGAACGCCGGTTGCGGGCCGGGCAACGCCGCGCAGTTCCGCGACGGCAGGAGGGTCGAATGAGCCAAGAAACCGAGAAGGCTGAGGCCATGGACGCGGGCGGGATCGACGTGAGCTATGCCGCGCGTCAAGCCCGCCGCTTGCGCCATCTGCAGGCCACGGGCTACCCGATGACGATGGCGCAGCTTGACGTGCTGGCCGCGTGCGAGCGCCGCGTGCGCTTGGCGGAGACGTTCGCCACCGCGAAGGAGATGCTGTGATCGTCAACGTTTTGGCTTTCGTCGTGCCCGGCGAGCCTCAAGGCAAAGGGCGCCCGCGCATCGGCAAGATGGGGCAGCACGCCCGCATGTTCACGCCGGCTAAGACCGTGGCCTATGAAGGCCTTGTCGCCCATGCCGCGCAGCAGGCCATGCGCGGCGCCGTGCCGTTCGACCGACCCTGCCGCATCGAGCTCGACGTGCTGTGCACCGTGCCGGCGAGCTGGTCCGCGAAGAAACGCGCTCAGGCCCTGGCCGGCGCCATCCGCCCGACGAAGAAGCCCGACGCCGACAACGTGCTGAAGGCGGTTTGCGACGGCATGAACGGCGTGGTGTGGCGGGACGATGTGCAGGTTGTTGAGTGGTCCGGCCGGAAGCTGTACGCCGAGACGCCGGGGGTCAATGTTCGAGTCGCTTGTTTGGAGGTGTGAGGATGGGTGCCGAGGTTACAAAAACGAAGCGCAAACCCACGGGCGCCGCGGCTATGGGCGCGGGGCCGGGGCGTCCAAAGGGGTCGAAGAACAAGACCACGCGCGAAGTCAAGGAGATGGTGCTGCAGGCCCTCGAAGGTGCCGGCGGCGTCGAGTACTTGATCCAGCGCGCATCCGATCCCCGCACGGCCAGTGCGTTTCTGACGCTCGTGGGGAAAGTGCTCCCGCTGCAGGTGACAGGCGCTGACGGCGGCCCGGTGCAAACCGTCGCCCGGATCGAGATCGTGCCGCTGCAGCCCAAGTGACGACCGCGCAGATTGCCATCGTCCCGAAGCTGATCCCGGTGTTTGCCGGGGAGGCTGACGTGCGCGGCGCTCACGGCGGCCGGGGGTCGGGAAAGTGCCTCGGCCGTGGAACCCTGCTGCTTCGTGCGGACGCATCCCTGGTGGCCGTCGAGAACGTGAAGGACGGCGACCAACTGCTCGGCCCTGATGGGATGCCCCGGACGGTCATCGGCACCACGAAGGGCGTAGGGCCTCTCTACCGGGTCACGCAGACGACGGGCATGACCTACGTCTGCAACGATGCGCACATCCTCGTGCTGGAGCGGTCGGAGTCATCCCGCAAGGACTTTGGCACTTTCAGCAAGGCGGGCAACCCGCAGCGGAAGAACGGCCGGTACGGTGGGTTCGACACCGGCTTAGGCTACTCACTCATCACCGCCGCCGAGTACGCGAAACAGACAGAGCGATTCAAGGCGCAGCACTTTGGGTTCAGGCGCGCCGTTGTTGGAGAGCATCGGGCGCTGCCGGTCGAGCCCTACATGCTCGGCCTGTGGCTGGGCGACGGGTCATCGAAGGCCCCCGAAATCACCAACGTGGACCCGGAAATCGTCGCGTACTTGGAAGAAGTCGCGGCGGCGAGCGGGTGGACGATCTGCCAGTCGAAGGACAAGGCGAAAGCGCCGAGGTACTACATCGGCTCCGCGTTTCAGCGGGGCGGGAGCCTTGTCCAGCAGCTTCGCAAGGCTGGCGTGTTCAGGCAGAAGCACATTCCCGAGGTCTACTTTGGGGCATCGACCGAGCAGCGCCTGTCTCTGCTGGCTGGCCTCATCGACACCGATGGGCATGTGGCGAACGGCTGCGTCGAAATCACGCAGGCCAGCGAAGTGATGATCGACGGCATCATCCGGCTCGCGCATGGGCTTGGCTTCAAGGCGTCGAAAGTCCTGAAGCTGGTCATGTGCAATGGGCGTGAGTGCCCGTCCTTCCGCTGCATGATCGGTGGCGACATTGGACGTTTGCCGCTGCTCATTGAGCGCAAGAAGCGGGGCGCTTCGGCACTGTCCAAGAACAAGGACTGGCGACGGACCCGAATCGATGTGGAGCCCATAGGCGAGGGCGAGTATTTCGGGTTTGAGCTGGACGGCGACCACCTGTTCCTGTTGGCAGACGGGACGGTGACGCACAACACCCGCAGCTTTGCCAAGATGTCGGCGGTGCGGGCCTACGCCTTCGCCAAAGAGGGCATCGAGGGCGTGGTTCTCTGCGGCCGGCAGTACCAGAACTCGCTGGCCGACTCGTCGTTCGCCGAGGTCAAGGCCGCGATTGCGGAAGAGCCGTGGCTGGCTGCCCACTTCGACCTGGGCGAGACCTACATCAAGACCAAGGACGGCCGGGTGCGGTACGTGTTCGCGGGCCTTGACCGCAACATCGACAGCATCAAGTCAACGGCGCGCATCCTGCTGGCCTGGGTGGACGAAGCGGAGAGCGTCACCGAGAGCGCGTGGCAAATCCTCATCCCGACGCTGCGTGAAGAGGGCGAGCACTGGCACGCCGAGCTGTGGGTGACGTGGAACCCGAAGCGCAAGGGCAGCGCGACGGATAAGCGCTTCCGCCAGCAGGCGACAGCGCGCATGAAGATCGTCGAAGTGAACTGGCGCGACAACCCGCGGTTCCCGGCGAAGCTCGACCGCGAGCGCCGCGAGGACATGGAGATGCGGCCGGGCAGCTACCCGCACGTCTGGGAAGGCGACTATCTCCGCGTGGTTGAAGGTGCGTACTTCGCCAGCTACATCCTCAAGGCGCGAGAGGAGGGCCGAATCGGGGTAGTCCCGGCTGACCCGATCATGCGCAAGCGGGCATTCGTGGACATCGGCGGCACCGGGGCCAAGGCCGACGCCTTTGCCATCTGGATCGCGCAGTTTGTGGGGCTGCAGATTCGCGTGCTGGACTACTACGAAGCCGTTGGCCAGCCGGTGAGCGCGCATCTGCAGTGGCTGGCGAACCGTGGGCATACGTCGAAGACCACCGACATTTGGCTGCCGCACGACGGCGACACGCAAGACAAGGTGTACGACGTGAGTTACGCCAGCGCGCTGCGCGAGGCGGGCTATACGGTCACGGTCGTGCCGAATCAGGGCAAGGGCGCGGCGATGGCGCGCATTCAGGAGGCCAGGCGCCTGTGGCCGAGCATCTGGATTCACGAGCCGACGTGCGGGCCTGGGCTTGAGGCGCTGGCCTGGTATCAGGAGAAGCGCGACGACGAGCGCGGCATAGGTTTGGGGCCGATGCACGATTGGTCTAGCAACGGCGCGGACGCCTTCGGCTTGATGTGCGTGGCCCACGAGCCGCCGACGGCGACCTGGGGCGCCCCGATCAACTATCCCGGCCTCGGCCGCATCGCATGAGTGCACAGGTGCAAGACTACGCCGCCGACATCCCCGAAGGCTTGCACGAGGCCGACGACATCCTCGCGCGCTACGGCCGGTGGGCAGCCAACACCGGGCGCGGTGCTCGCACGTGCGGCAGCGCCGAGGGCCGCTACCGTGCAAGCGGTATCGAGGCCTTGGAATCGCGCCGCACGCCTGCCGACGTGCCACTGACGCAAGCCCAGCGCGTGGCCGCGCAGAGGGCGCTGGTGCGGGTGCCGGACTCCGAGCGTGCTGTGCTGTCGGTGCTGTACGTGCCGCGGCGGCAGTCCATCGGGCACCAGCTGCGGCTGCTGGGTGTGCCTGCGCGGCTGTCGGCTGAGCGGCATCTGCTGGGGCTGCGGATCTGGTGGAACCTGTACCAGATGCTCGCGAGGTCTTGACACCCTGCCCAAAAATGAGGCACACTGCCTGCACCTGGAGACGCCAGCGCCTGCGGATGCCTACTCGGCAGGCCGCATAGCCAGCGCGAAACCTTCAAGCCTTCGAGGCCCGCCCTAACCCGGCGGGCCTTTTTCATTTCCGGCGAGGACTGCATGGCGACGAAGAAGGAAACCCCGAAGAAGCGCGGCGACAAGGGCACCATGCCCAAGCGCAAGGGCTGCTGATGCTGCAGCCCCCGGCGAGCGTGACCCACCGGGAAATGGGCCGCAGCGCGCGACGTGGACATCGAGCCCGACGCGCTGCTCCCGCGTCTAACAGCGGCGGGCGCGCGTAACCCATGGCGAAGAAAGAAAAGTACGGCAAGCCCGAGCTTGCCGCGCTGCTGCATAAGGAGCTCCGCCAGGCTCTAGGCGCCCCGGACAGCGAAATCGCCCTCAAGCGCCTGCGCAACCTGCAGTTCTACCGGGCTGAGGCCGAGGGCGAGCTTTCCCCGCCGGCCGTGCCGGACCGCTCCAGCATCGTCGCGACTGACGTTGCCGACACCGTCGAGTGGATGCTGCCGAGCTTGGTGCGCGTGTTCGCCACCAGCAAGGACAGCATGCAGTGCAAGCCGAAGCACCCGCGTTATGCCGGTGCGGCGAAGCTGGCGCAGAGCTACCTGACGCACAAGTTCTGGGAGCAGAACGCCGGGTTCATGACCTTGTACACGTGGGGCAAGGACGCCCTAGTGCAGAAGGTCGGCACGGTCAAGGTCTATTGGGACAAGTCGCCCGAATCGAGCGAGGAGCCTTACCGCGGGCTGACCGCGACTCAGGTGGAAGACCTGATGGGCGAAGAGGGCGTCGAGGTGCTTGAACAGGCCTCGCGCATGGTCGAGGTCGAGGCGCCGGAAGGCGAGCCGATGCCGGTCGAGGTGTTCGACCTTCGCATCCGCCGCACGCTGCGCAAGGGCCGGTGCAAGGTGGAGCCGGTGCCGCCGGAGGAGATGCGGATTCACCGCCGCGCCCGCTACGGCCAGGACGTGCCCTTTGTGGCGCAGGAGCGCTACGAGACGCGCGCCGACCTGGAGGCCGAGGGTTACGACGTGGATGGCGTGTCTTCAGGCGGCGAGCACTGGAACATGGAGATGATCGAGCGTCATTCCAGCCAGTCGCCTTTCTGGACCGACGAGAGCGACGGCGAACTGCAGCGCTATCTGGTGTCGGAGTGCTA